TGAGTGATCCAATCGTGTTGTCACCATTGGCTGAAATCGTCGCGATATGGGCGATGTCCTCTTGGCTGGAAATGGGTGTGGCCTCTTGCTTAAGATTTTCCACAACGGCATCCAGAGCCTTGTCCATGCCTCTCTTAAGCTCCACTGGCGATGCACCAGCAGACAAATATTTCTGACTCTGATCGAGGATGGCTCGGGACAGAATTGTTGCTGTCGTCGTTCCGTCTCCTGCGTCGGAGTTGGTTTGAATCGCAGACTGCTTAATGACTTGTGCGCCTGCGTTCTCAAATGGATCTTCAAGCTCAATGAACTTGGCGACGGTCACGCCGTCCTTGGTGATGACTGGTGGCCTGCCCGCAGACTGGAGCAGCACATTACGACCACGGGGGCCATATGTTGCTGCAACGTTGTCGGCGAGCTTGGCAACACCAGAAAGAATCTTCTCATTTAAGGAAGAGTTGCAATCATAATGTTTAGACAAGTTAACCTCTCTTGTTGTGTCTTGAATATTATATCAGATCTTTATCTGTTTTTAAACAATATCTTCAGGGGGCATGCAAGTATTGTCACCCTCGACATTATCCTGAACTGTTTGGTTGAAGACTTTCGTATCGGACTTGAAGTCTTCTGCTTTCGTGCCGCTCATGGTTGCAAGATAAAGATTCATATCATAAACAACCTTCTTGAACTGATTCTGGATCTCGATCAACTGCTGAACGATGTCCTTGAGGTGCTCGTTGGCAATCTCGACCAGCTTTGCATTGTCAACGGTCAGCGTTGCAATTGGCGGAAAGCGGTGATACATGGCCTTCGACACCTTGAAGCTTCCTGCTCCACGAGCGGTTCCGCTTTCAATATATTGCATTGTCATGTCATACGCTTCTTGGCCGCCAATCACATCAATAATATTGCTCTCGTCAATAATGAACTTATGAACGACGATTGAGCTAACTGGCGTGTCTCCCTTGCCGCCAATCTTTCCAAAGACATAATAAATCACTTCATTGTCGGGGGACGCCTGCATTGATTTAATCAGGTCAATTCGACTTCCATCGAAACCTTTTCCATAAGCATAAGTCTTGAGCGAATACATGAGGTCGCCGTTTGGACCCTTTACAACAAAGTCCTCGATTCCCTCGGAGTCAGAGACGCCGACGACTGCGCCGCCGGGGAACAGAGCCGCTAAGAACGCCTCCATGATAAAACCTGCGGCTCGGGGCTCAAACTGATTAATGATTGCAGAGAGCGTATTAAGAAGCTGAATGGTTGAAATGGTTTTTGCCAAATCACATTTGCCCTGCCTTCTGTCACTCTTCGATTCACTGAGGTTGTTGAAGCCTTCTTCAAGCGCCTTTAGAATATCATCGGGACTTTGCGAGTTTGAAGCAACGCTCTGAACATAGTTTTGAACAATCTTGCGATCCACGGCGTCATCGCCGGGAGAGGAACCTCTTGTGCCCCAGTTCTTGATGTCCACATTAAGAGCGCCAAGCATGTCTTCGATTCTGACTTCTTTCTGCTTTGGCGCGTCTCCGCCAACGGCATCGACCGCTTCGGACAAAAGAATGCCCGTGCTTTCCTCAATCGTCTCGCGAATCATGTCCACGAGCGAAGTTAATGTTAGTGAATCTGGCTTGGGTTTCAAGAAGCCGTCAACCATTTCATTCAAATCGTCTGTATGTCCCATCAAGAATATCTCCTTCATTAATTAGGCTGTAAGTGAAAGAGTTTCCAAAATATTTGGCACTTCTGTGCATCAATGACATGAAATCTTTCCAATCCGAGGCCGACTTAAAAACTTGGCATCCGGCAGACCAGCGATCAACCTGTTCGGCTTCGCCTGATTTTCTACTGCGATGTATATTAATCCCAAAATAGCCAGATGCGATTGACGCAGCATCTGTGTCTGCAATATTGTCCTTGTTGGGATCGCGAAACACAGACACCTCTCCGTTGCGTTGACACAAAGCTTCATAGCGTCCACCATGGAGGTCAATCTTGTAAACGGACCTGTATTGTCCCGGCACCAAGATGGCCGTGCCCTTTGAGTTCATTGGGTTCTCAAGATACCACTCGCCGGGATCAGTGGTGATCGGATAAGTTCGAACCTCCCAGTCCTTCTTTGTGTTTCGATAAATCACGACAAGCATGTCATCAAAAAGATTGGTGCTGTGCCTTTCTGCACGGACGCCAATAATGTTAACGTTCCATGCCTTCTTGTTCTCCAAGCCAAAGAAGGCATATCCCAACTCTTCAAAGACATGACGAAACTGTTCCTTGATCATGAAAGCGTGTAAGCCTGTAATTTTTGCCATTTGTTTGTTTCCTTATATAATTTGATCGGCGATGCCATATTTAACTGCCTCTTCGGCATTAAGATAAATATTCACCTTTTTGCTTAATAGACGCTTAAGCTGGCGCTTGGTCATTTTAGTTTCCTTGACCAGAGCATTGATGTATTGCTCCTGAGTCCATCGGATTTCTTCCATTTCATTTTCAAGATTATGCAGCGATCCAGCATGCCCGCCGAGAACGCTGTGGAGCATAACACGACAGTTCTTTCCAATCAGGCGTTCTCCCTTTGTGCCTGCTGCCAGCAACAGAACACCGGCAGACATAACCTTGCCCATTCCAATTGTGTGGATGTGGCAGCGGTCACGAATCTGGCGCATAACGTCATACATGGCGAACATTTCGTGAGAACTCCCGCCATAAGACGAGATTAAAAATTCCATCGGCTCATAGCCAACTTTAATCTTTCCATCCTCATCCTCGATTTCAACTCGACCTTGCTCGGACAACAACAGCATCGAATAGATAATTTCAGCTGCCTTCTCCTCGTCAATGTCTCCAACAATTCCAATCAGCCTAAGCTCCACATCAGTGCTGAACTTTGCTTTGGACTTCTTTTCTTCGCTCTCTTCTGTCTTTTCTTCGCTGTTGCGAGATTTAAAGATCATTCTCTCTCCAAGTTTTATGATACGGCCTTAAAGACCTTTGGGTTACCATGGTTCGTGTATTCAGTCAGTTCATAAGGGAACTGCTTTGCCCACGTCTCCCAATCCTTGCGTGTTTTAAACGCTTTGGCATACATCAATAGCGACTCTTTTGAGTTGCGCATGTTGTATCCTTCTCCAACCAACTTCCAATCACTGAAAAGTTTCTCGACCTTATTGCGAGAACGAATTCCTATAATTTTGTTGACTTGGACTTTATAATACATTTCGTCCTTTGTTTGAGTCTCCTCTCTCCACGCTGTGATGTTCATGTTAGACAACCTCCCTTTGTCGATATATATCATTTTAACCGCTCAAACGACATAAGTCAACCTATTTTTTGCTTTTGTCCCTAATAAGATGAGCTTGTAAATGTTCCATCGCGCCAGACCAATTATAATATTTCACCATAGAGCCATATGGCTTTGGATAACTATCAATCAACGTCTTAACGGCATCTCTTCTCCACTGATGAATAAATTCGTCTTCCATGTTTTTCAGGATCTTTAGCTTCTCTGAATCTATCTTTCCGTCTACCCATATGTGGCGCATCTTTGACGAATATAGATATTGGTCATCCATTATGGCCAGAAGCCTCAAGCACTCAAGTTCGGTCATTTTGACAATCTTGCCTCCGCCTGAAAACACTCCGAAGAAAAAGAAGAACCGACAAACAACCACTCCTGTCACAAACCATAAAAATGAAGTCATATATCACCAAATAAAAAGGGCTATAGTTAAGATAACCAAACCATAGCCCTTTGTCAAGTTGTTTTTTTGTTTTGTTTGTTTACTTAGTTTTTCCCATCAAGCGAGCAGCAACACGGCGAGCAACTTCGTTGACCAAATCATCGTTAAGATCACCTCCTCGGTGGCCCTCCGTTGCGTCATCTTCCTGCATCATCTCTTCTGGTTCTTCTTCGCCCATTGGCTCACCAACGGGATCCGCGCCTTCGTCTTCGGGAGGTGCAGCGTCCATCGGAGCAGGGTCAGCATCCATGCCACCCATGTCGTCGGCACCCATGTCACCTTCATCGCTCACCACCTCAACATCGGCACCAAGCTCATCAGCGAGAACTTCGCCAACCTTGGACATGATGCTTGCGGCAACTGCGTCAGCAACTTCTGGGGACACTTCAGGTGGTGCCATGCCAGCGCCGGGCTCTTCAGCACCCATGTCCCCTTCTGGGCCGGGTGGAAGGTCGTCGCCTGCTGGCTCTCCCATGTCGATTGTCATTTCGCCGCTGTCGTCCATTGGACCGGCCTCGGCATCTTCCATTTCTTCCTCTTCAAAGAAGAGATCAGAGACGAAAGAATCTGATGTTACGTTATCTAGTTCGGCCAACTTCATAAAGCGGCGGACTGCAGCTTCAGATAAAAGGCTCTTGGTCTTCTTGTTAGACATAAAGTTTTCTCCTAAAATAAAACAAAAAAACAAATTTACTTTGTTTACGTTAATAAATAGTCTGCGTGTTTGTTAAATGCCCTTTTTTCATAGGCCAAAGTTGGTTAAATTGGCCTTGAGCTTCTGCAGGGCCTTATCTTGAATCTGCTTCACCCTAACATAGCTTATGTTTTCCCTCTTGGCGATCTCACGCAGCGTCATTTCGCCATGCTTGTCAATAGCAATTTCACAGCAATTTAAATCTTCTTCATAATCAATCCACAACCGACAATCCTTGTTCGGACAAGAAACATCATGCTGTTTACAAAGTTCAAAACACTTCTTGCTCATAAGTCTGGGTGCTCCTCTGCAATAATATCGAAAATATCATCGAGTTCTTTATCGCCGATTCCAAATGCACCCATCGTTTCAGCGGCTTCTCTCTCTTCTTTTTCTATCTTACTTAGGCTTGTTTTGCTGCCGCTATATTTAGAATGTTGGGCACGAAATTGACCGAACCATTCGAAAAACTTCTCGTCATCACCGACATAAGCATCAATGACCCCGCGAACAAAAGAGCCCATAGTCAATCCGTGATAATGCAGCTTCACCCTCATATCGGCCTTTTTCTTCTGACCAACATCGACTGTCAATTTTGAATCAACATCGGTCATCTCACCGCCTTTAGGGATATGTGAGTCCCGCTTTCGGTTTGAGACGCTGAAGTTTGAACGATGAACTTTGATTTCGCTTGAAACTCTCGGATGTTGCGTGCTCCAGAATAAGACAGGCCAGACTTGATCCCCCCAATCAGGTCATCAAGAATGTTGCCAACGGGACCAGCATAGGGCACCATTGTCGAGACGCCTTCGTTTGACGAATAACGGCCTCGCCAATCCATTTGCGCGTCCTTGCTGGCCATTCCTCGATATGTTTTCATCTTTTCGCCATCCTTGGTGCGAATGATTTCGCCGGGGGCTTCGACCGTGCCCGCAAGAAGGGAGCCCAGCATGACGAAATCAGCACCGGCTGCAAGAGCCTTTACGATGTCTCCAGAGTTTCTAATTCCTCCATCGGCAATGATAATCGCGTCTCGGTCGCTTTGGGCGCAGTGCAGGATAGTTTCAAGGCCGGGCATTCCATGGCCTGTCTGAATCCTCGTTGAGCAGATCGAGCCGCCGCCGATGTTGCAGCGGATTGAGTCGGCTCCCCAATCTGCCAAGTCGTTAAACCCTTCAATCGTTGCGATATTGCCCGCCATCAGGTGGAATTGCCCGTCGAACATATTTTTAATATTGTCAATTGCCTCTCTCATGACAATGTGATGCCCATGGGCCACATCAAGACAGATAATATCAACGCCTGCATCGGCAAGCGCAGCGATTCGCTCAAGATAATCTCCTGTGATTCCAACTGCTGCGGCGGAAGGCCCCATCTTGGCATGCAACTTTGTGACCGCTTCGGCCTGATCCTCGATTGAGCAATATCTGTGGAGCACGGCGAAGCCGCCGAAGTCCTGCATTTTTGATGCCATTGCGAAGCCCGAAACTGTGTCCATGGGCGATGCGATGATCGGAATGGCGAAACGGGTCTGTCCCATTTGCGAGCCGATGTCCACTTCGGAGCGTGTTCGAATGTCCGAATATTGCGGGACAAGCAGCACATCGTCATAACTCAAGCATTCTCGGAACTTTATTTCACGACTCATCTTCTTCTCCTTCGTTTTCAAAGCTATTGTTCATGTTCTCAAAATAAGCTTCGACAATTTCCGAAGCCTTGGTCCAACAGTCGGGACAATAAAGGTTGACTTTTTTGTCCTCCCCTCGGACGAACACTTTCCATGTCGTCACCTGTTCCTTGTCCGTCTTGTCGAACTCCATATCACAAGTCAAGCAGTGGTCGGGCAACTTTGAGAACAAAGTCATCTTATTTTGTATTGTCTGCGCTTGCTCGTCTTGGATCGTCATTCCCTTCTTCATTTTGCGCTCAAGGGCGCGTCTTTGTTTTCTGTTCATGCCCTCTCCATGGAAAAAAATTTGGGTCGATGGCCGTAAATATACGACCAACCACTGTCAAACACCACCACCGCTGACGGGAACGGGGCCGGGTTTAGACTATCGCCAAACTTCAATCGCCCCTTGACCAAGTGAATCTCCTTGGCCTTCATAACATAATCGTGCCAATACTTGGTGTCTGTTCTCGCTGGGATGAGCATGACCACCTTCGTGTTCTTGTTCTGAGACTCTTCATAACCCTTCTGTATCCACTTGTCAATACCTCGACCGTAAGGTGGGTTGACAAACACGCTGTGGCCTGACCAGTCTTGTTCCAAGCCATTATCTGCAACTGTGTAAAATGTCTCGCATTTTGCGTTTGTGCAGTCAGCGCATGGGTCCAAAGTAAAGCCACCAAAATATTGACTAAGCCTGTCGTAAAAAGCCTGTGGCGTGGCCCAGTTTCCAGTCTTGCTGGAAAACATAACCTTCTTTGTTGCTTGGTTCATAGAACCCTCCTAACATGAGCGAATAATTCTTTTGTCCACTTGTCTGAAAGTCTGATTGCGAAGCCTCGGTCTCGGAGCTTTCCTGTTTCTTTGTCCAGCCACATGCGAGGCTCCATGACCATCTTGCCGTTCAGCAAGAGGCTCTCAATCTGCCTTGCGCTCAACTCAGAACAATAATAAGCCTCATTATAGTGGAACTGCTCTCTCTGACGAGGCTCCTTTTTGTTTTCTGCGTTAACAATCAACAGGTTCTTAAACTTCTGTCGAAAGCGAAAGCGAATAACTTCCATCGGAAGCTCTGCGAGCTTTTCGTTCTCCTTGCCAATAACGAATACGCTGCCCTTTTCGACAACCAACATTAGTCCTTGCGGGCTGCGCTCGTTGCAGCGAAGAGAAGGATAAAAATTTAATCTGTTCTCCTTTTCTGAATCTTGCCAGCCGTATTCACGAATGATGTCTCTGGATTTCTTCAGCCAGATTGGATTCTGACAAAAAGAGGTGGTCCTTGAGTTCCCATTTTTCCGCTTGGCCTTAAGCTCAATCTCCCCATCAATGTCGGCTCCCGAACTATTGTTCTCTTCCACTCCCAGCAATGTCTCCAGAGTATAACCGACGCCCGTGTTGCCGTTCCTCATCGTCTCGACAAATCCCATTTCCTTCACGGCTTCAAGCCGCTGCTTTACTTGTTCAAGTTGCATCTGTGCTCCCGAATCCCCCATCGCCACGATCTGAAATCGTGATTGGATACCAATCATAAAGGTTGTCTCGTCCCGTTTCAATTGCGCGGAAATGCACAACTGGCACCATGACGAGTTGGGCGATCTTTGTCGCCGCTTCGACAACTTGCGTCTCTGTTCCGATGTTGTGAAGGTTAATAAATACCTCCCCGTCGTATCCCGAATCGATAACACAAGCGCCGACAACAAGACTTCGCTTTGAAGCCAAGCCAGAACGGTTCTTGACCTCCAGCATATATCCATGTGGAACGCCAAACTTAAGGCCAGTTGGGAGAACCGCAGATTCTCCCGGCCCAACAGTCACAGAGTCCGTGCCATTGGCAGGGCTAAAGTGAACATCGAGCCCTGCGTCACTTGGGTTAGCTCGGGTTGGTGGGTTGGCAGTCCTTCGAATTCGGAAATACTCAACCATCATTAGGCACCTTCCTTTGCAATCCGCAGAGTCTCATAAAAATCCATAAGCTGCTCAAGATCGGTTTCGTCTTTCAGGAGACGATAAGCCTTGACTGCCATGCTGATCTCTTCCTTTGAGAGCCAGCCGTTTTCCTTATATTCTTGCCGAAGCTCTCGCTTCTGCTCCTTGTAAGGCTCCATGGCCTCTTCAAGTTCCTTCATCGAGCGAATATATTCTGTGATATATCGCGCCTTGACCTCTTCATCGGTCTGTTGTGCATTATTGACTAAATTAAGTTTGCCCATTGGTTCCTCCTTATGCGAGCATTCTAAAGTTGTGATAGACAGAGCGTGTGCTCAATCCCCACTGTTCGCTGTGATCCAGCTTGGCCATGTAAGGCCGGTTTAAGAACAGCTTATCCCTCTTTGGTTGGATCCCCCAACACTTGATCTTTGTGATGCTGTTCGAATCATCAATGACCTCCAAAATCCAATAATCCTTCCCGTTCTTCGTCTTCCGTGTCGTGACCTGCCTTGGAATAAACCAAGCAATGTGCAGGTCTGGGTCAAACTTTGAAATTGGCGGGACTGCCAACTCATCAAGTCTGGCCCTCAAATGTTCATCCATAATCATATCCATTGGGAACGCTCCTGTCAAGTCCACTTTAAATTGAATGATCTCTTCTTCTGTAAAATCCCCTTCTGGGGCGTAAAGTTCGATGTTCTCTTCCAGATTCTTTTCCTTCCGAGGGCGATCCACCGCGATGGCAGACCAGAAATGTTTTGCTCCGGTGAATCGGTCGTCCATGAGACAACTCAGCGCCCCAGAGCGAACGAGCACATCAAGAGCCTTCTTATTCAGTTTCGAATAAACCATCGAAGGGTTGAAAAGAAACTCTTCAACGTTATTAAATGGCCTGCCAAACATAATCTGTGCAATGGCTGCGTCTCCCAAGCCCTTAATCGAAGACAAGGGTTGAATCAACGTTTGCCCATCTTCGGAGATCTCCCAAACACGGCCCGACGTGTTCACGTCAATTGGTCGAATCTGGAATCCCCATTGCTTCGCGACCGAGATTGCCTTTTCCTTTCTCTTTTCTGGCTCCTTGTCCAAGAATGCAGCCATCCACTCAGCAGGATAATAATTTAACAGCCATGCACACTGGAACGAGAGGACCGAGTACGACACTGCGTGTGACTTATTAAAGCCATAACCAGAAAAGTATTCAAAAGTATCCCACAGTCTTTGACCGTCCGACTTCTGGATGCCCTTCTCTTGGCAGCCTTGCATAAACTTGTTATAAATTGCCGTTTTCTTATCATGCTTGCCTGTCCCCTTTTTAGTAAGTAGCTTGCGGAGCAGGTTCCCCTCGTCCAGTGTCAGATCCTTGCCCAACTTGTGAGCCAAGATTGCGATCTGTTCCTGAAAGATCAGAAAGCCGAACGTCTCTTCTGTCACATCTTGGACAATCGGGTGAATATATTTTACATATTGTGGGCTGTTCTTGGCCTCAACATAATCCTTGTCAACACCGGCACTCAATGGGCCGGGGCGGAAGATAGATGTGATAGCGGAGATATCAATGATGCTCGTTGGCTTCGCCCTGACGCAGAACTTTTGAGCGCCAGTTTCGGTGAACTGAAACACTCCAGCCCACTTGCCAGCATGGAAAATGTTCTCATAAACATCCTGATCCGAAAAGTCAATGGCGTCTGGATGCAAGTGTTGATCATAATAATCCTTCACATGCGCGAAAGTTGGTTCCTTGACCCCATGATGTCGCTTCAAGATGTGCCGGATTGCACCGTCAATCATGCGGAGGGACGCAAGGCCCAAGATGTCAAACTTAATAAAGCCCATTGGCTCAAGATGTCGAACGTTCTGCCCCTCGGACCAAGGAGTCTGTCTAACTCCGCCTGAATTGATCAAGGGCATATAATTATCGAGCTTCTCGGCGACCACGACCCCACCGGCATGGCGAGAGCATGAGCGAGTCTGTCCATAAAGCGCATTAACATGCGTCTTGACATCGGGATACTTATCGAGGAACTTCCGAAGCGTTGCAGAGAACTCCATCACCTCTTCAAATGTCGGGGTGTAAACACCAGCCTTGATTCCGTGGCGTTTCTTCGCGGGGCCCTTGGCTTCATGAAGCATCTTGCCCGTCACTTCGTTGACCTCTGTGAAAGGGATGCCATAAAGCTTTGAAATATCCTTGATCAGAGAGCGAAGTTGCAGCGTGTTCCAGTTTGAGATTGGCGCAACTGTGTCCTCGCCCCACTCTTCGATAAGCTGTTCTTTCAGCGCCATGGGATCCGCAACATCATAATCAATGTCAGGATAGTCTGTGGCGTCTGACCGCAAGAATCTGGAGAACAGAAGACCATATTTGATTGGATCAATCTGTGTGATTCCAAGCACATAAGCAACCAAAGAGCCTGCAGCAGAGCCACGACCGGGACCGGCAAGCATTGAGCCAGAAGCGCGGTCAGCGATGGCCTTCATGGTCAAGAAATACTTGCTGAAGCCTCGGTCGTCAATGACGTTCAACTCCAACTTTAGCCTGTCCATGTATTCTTTGTTGTCCATCAAGCCAAAGGTCTTCATGCCCTCGGCGCAAATCTTAATCAGAGCTTGCGTTGCTGTCATGCCAGCAGGCACCACAAAGTCAGGCAGACGAACAGTGTTATCTGGATAGAAGCGCTCGATGCGTCTGTGAGCAATGTCATGAGTTCTCGTGATCGAGTCTCGGATCAGGTCGTCGTCATATTCTTCGCCCAACAGAGAGGAATATTTCTGATATGCCTCCCACATCTGATCACCGTTCTTTGGATAAAGCTCATATCCAATCTCGTCCACATCCACGGGAAGCTGGAAACCTCCCTCTTCCTCGGCCCATGCAGGCATTCCACGGCCAAGCCAAGCAAGTCGCTTATAAAGTTCGCGATCCTTCCATGCCTCGGGTCGAGGATAATGGCTGTCTGCTGTCGAGATTAACTCGACGCCGAACTCGGCTGCAACCTTAATAATCAACTGGTTAAGCTGATGCTGCTCTGGGATATTATTCCACTGAAGCTCTGCGAACCAGCGATCACCAAAGATGTCAACCATGCGGCGCGTTGTCTCGCGCATTGCCTCAAGAGCGGCTGGCTCGTTGACGCCAGTGCGGTTGCCCTCATCGTCATAAACTCCGTTCTCCCAGAAGTTTCCGGCATAAACTCCACCAAGACAGGCCGATGCGGCCATGACCCCTTCGGAGTGCTTGGCCAACATATCGAAATCAACCCTTGGATAACGATAAAAGTTCTCCTGCTGATAGCTTTCTGAAACGAGCTTGAAGATATTCTTCAGGCCCGTCTCATTCTGCGCCAGCAAGATGAGGTGACGGCGGCGATTCAAGATGTTCTTGATCGACTTCTTGCTCGCACCCTCATCCTCGACGGTTGCGCCCGACTGCTCCCCTTTGGCAGCAGCGCGAGCAGCCTTCTTGTCTTCCATGACCTGCTCATATGTCTCGCGCCACTCGGAGATAGATGGAATAAAATACGCCTCGACGCCATAGATTGGCTTGAAGTCTCTGCCTTCGGCTTCCATCTTCTTTGCGTGCAGAACCTGATATGCAAGCCCGTTCATGTTTCCATGGTCTGTCAACGCAAGAGCATCACATCCATTCTCATAAGCAAAGTCCATGTGCTCTTGCGGATAACCCAGCCCATCGAATGGCGAGCCCGCAACGCTGTGGGCATGAAGCCCAACAAATTTAATCTGATTCTGTTTGTTCACTATCTTTCTTCCCCGAATATTTTACCCATGCGGCCCAAAGAACTGGGACCGCGACTGGATGAAGACACAAAAGCCAGCTAACTGGCGCACCCGAATAGAACCACGGGTTAACATATTTGCCAAGCAAAATGAAAATCACTGGAAACAGGATGTCTTCAATGATTTCCCAGACAATAAAAATAACAAGGAATGCAAGTCCATGCTTTTTCAAGATGTCTGTCAAGTTCGAAAACTTGAAGTGCTCAATCTTGTGAGTGAGCCTATGCCAAAGCGATTTTAGAAATCTCATTGAAAAAGCGTGTCAAGTTCCTTAAGAACTGTGGTGCGAGTTGTTGGGTCAAGGTCCACAACCTGTGCAAGCCGATAACGAACGATCCCGACTTGACTCTGTGTGACACCGGAAGCCTTGCGCTCTTGTGCAAGCTCTTCATTAAGTCGAAGAACCTCTTGAACAAGTGCGTCCTTCGTCATTTTGTTTAGTGTTTTTGCGTTCATTGATATCTCCTTTTATTCATTGAACTTCTCTAATATAACAGGAATGATCCTGTCTGTCAATCTTTTTCTGTCCCAATTCCATTAAATTCTCGATAATCCATAATCCCCTTAAATGGCCGTGCAATCTTAATCCGATATGGCGAGGCCAGATAGTTGCAATAACTTTCCCAGTTGTCTATTCCATGATACCAGTCCAAGTCAACAACCACCGTTTCTTTATCTATTATAACATCCCTGAATACTTTGTCAAGAGTAAAATATCTTCCAGACCATCTTTCTTCAACTGGCAGCTTTTCGCCGTCCATGCCGGTGCCGGGGACTCTGATGCCCGTTCCCTCTGCTCTGAAGTTCTGCCTTATCTTTTTGAAATCTTCTGCGTCAAATGTGAATCCAAGATAATGTCCGTCTCTTATTGTTCCCTCCTCGCTGCGGAGCACAAAGCGCTTCTTCGATGAAATGTCCTTTCTGTGCTTTCGCAGTGCTTCGTTTTTATAAACCCCATAAGGAAAGGAAACATAATATCTGTCTGGGACGAGCCATGCACTGACCTTCTTGGCTGTCCAATATGCCGACTGGGCTCCGTGAATCACGCTCCAACCCAAGCAATCTCTCTTGTCCTTGTCCTTTGGGTGGACTGGAACATAATATATTGGGATCAACTTTCTTGTCTGCTTCGGATAGATGTCGTGCTTTCGACCAAACCAAACTGGATCATAAACATATTCCCCGACAATGTGACGAATGAGGGGACGCATGTTTTCATGACACACGACCCAGATCGTCTCGCAACCTGCCCATGCACACTCCATCACCGCATGCTGAACTGCATGATAGTTGGGCTCAAGGGGCATCAAGCAATCGTGCCATGGCAGATTAAAATCCAGCGGCTGACCACCAACTGGAATAATGCCAGCCAACTGAAATGAGCCCGCCCTTGTTGTGTCCAGTTCGGTTTCCATCATCTTTCAAATATTAATCTTTCCGTGTTTCGATATCTGTCTCTGGTTATCAGCAATTTTTCTCTCTGAGTCGGCTCGATCTTAAGTGCATAATACTTGTAAGCAACCGAAGATTTCTCTGGATAAAGAGGGTTCTTTCCATTCCTCTTCCCCCTTATGCCAGCCTCCTTCATCATGTTCAAGACTTTAAACTTAACCACCGTGGGCGAGGACTCAAACCGTTCAAGCTGGTCTTCCTTTAGATATGAAATGGTCACCAAGTCTTTAAGATCATGATTGCCATCAACCCTTTCGGTGGGATAAAAAACAATCTCACTAGCCAAGTCTGACCCTGCGTCAAAGAGCTTATCGTGTTTGTGACACATGCCGCTCTTAACATCGAACCAATCCAAAACTTGATAAAGCCGCTCGGTGCGGTGACGAGGTTCAGCAAGGCCACCGAGTCGATTCTCATCGAATATGTGTGCCCTGTCGAACTCGACAACAATGACTTGTGAGTCTAAAGTTACAATCCTTATTCCACTATCAGTCAATTTTGCAGTCGATGGATTGACGGCGAGAACCCTGCCGTTGACGGAGAGAGAAAATAGCTTTTGTTTATATTCTGTC